GGATACGCGAACCATCGCCGGGTAGCCCAGAATCGAATCCGACGTGCCAGTGCCCGGCCCGTAAATATGGCCGCCAGAGGCGTAACCAGGCCCATTAACCACGCCGCCAGATGCGTTGCCGCCGAGGCCGATGGCGTTAAGGACAGCGCCGCCGGCGTCCTTGATGCGCTGGATACCCTCGCCGATGCGGTCGAGGATGCCGCCGATCTTGTCCCAGACTGCCGACACCACATCTTTGACGGCGTTAAACGCTTTGGTCAGTGTGTCCTTGAACGCGCCGACTTTCTGGCCGACAGTGTCGAGTACTGATGTGAATGTGTCCCAGACAACCTTCGCGCCGTTCCACATGGTTTGGATGGCGCCCTTGATACCCTCAAACGCTGGCACGGCGATGTTGTTCCACAGCCAGGAAATCTTGTCGCCGACAACCTGTATGGCTGCCTTGAGAAAATCGAACACGGCCCCGGCGGCAGTCTTGATGCCCTCCCAGATGACTGCCCACATTTTGCGGCCGGTTTCGGTTTTGGTGAAGAACGCCCACAGTGCGACGCCGACCGCGACTACGGCGGCGATGATGAGGCCGATGGGATTCGCAGACATCGCGACGTTGAGCGCCCACTGTGCTGCGGCGGCCAGCCTGGTGCCAATTGCCAGGCTGCGGAAAGCTGCAACCATCGAGGACAGGCCCGACAGGATAGAGGCGGCCACGGTTCGCGCGATGACGATGACGTAGGTCGCAGCGGCAGCACTCGCACTGGCGATGGCCCCGGCGATAGTTCCCCACGCTGCGACAACGCTGCCGATGCTACTGGCGACCGACATGGCTAACGCTTTAGTCTGCGCAGCAATCCACAGTGTCATCGCCGGAACCAGTACGGTGCCGATGACGCCGGCCATGATTTTGAACGCGCCCGAGTTGCGCTCAACGAACGCCGGGATGCCGGTCAGCTTGTTGAGTAGCGATGTCAGCGGCCCTTGCACCATGGCGTAAACCGACATCTTGACGCCATCAATGGCGTTTGTGAAATTTCCCCACGCGCCGACAAGTCCCTCATTGCGAGCGGCGGCCATTGCTGATGCGCCAGCACCGTTGCGTACTGCATCAGCAGTTTTATTAAAGGCTTCAGCACCACCGTTCGCGGCGACCATCGCACCGCGCATGGCATCCGAACCGAACAGGACAGCCGTCGATGCTTGGAACTGTTCCTCGCTCATATTCTGCGACGCGACAGCTACCTGCCTGAGCATTTCGGGGTATCCGACAAACTTGCCGTTGTCATACAACTGCAAGTTAAGTGCGTTCATCGCCTCGGTCGCAGGCTTACCGCCGTCAGTGATGGCTATCAGCGACGATTTCATCAGCGTGCCCGCGTCGCTGCCCTTGATGCCGAAATTGGAGAACATCGCCAACGATGTCAGAGTGTCCTCAATGGGAATCTTGAATCCGGCCGCAGCCGAACCGGCCTGCGCCAACGCCTGCGCCATCTGCGGCACTTCGCTTGACGAGGCGTTTGCGGCGTTGGTCAACAGGTCGGCGACGTGACTTGCGTCAGTGGCCTGCAACTTGAACGTATGCAGCGCATCTGACTGGATTTCAGCAGCCTGCCCAGCCTCAAGCCCGGCAGCACTGGCGAGCGCCAGTGAACCGCGCACCGCGCCCATTGATTCCTGAACTGACATGCCACCCTTGGCAAGTGCCGTCATCGCAGACGCAGCATCATTTGCATTGATGCCAGTCAGTGACACGTCGGTGCCGAGTTGCTTCGCCAGCGCCGAAACCTGCGCCATCTGGTCGCCAGTCGCCCCGGTGACGCCCTTCATGACGTTCAGGTTTTCGGTGAAGTTCATGCCGTCACTGATGGCAGATTTCAACCCGCCGAATATGGCAGCACCGCCGAGCAGTGGGCCGAGCATTTTCAGGGACGACATCAGGCCGCCGCCGACAGCCGCCCCGGCGTCCTCGCCGGCCTTGCGCGAACCGGGCAGATCGGGCTGCGGCTTAACCTTCGGCCGCTTGTTTTCGACCGGCTTGCGGGATTCCTCGGCGGCTTCCTCGCCGGCCTTGCGCGAGGCAGGTTTGTCGGCTTCGGGCTTAACCTTGGGCGCACGCTTATTCGCGGCGTCCTCGGCAGTCTTAGCGGCTTCTTCGCCAGCCTTCTTCGCTGCGGCCTTGTCGACGCCGATCTTGGGCTTGAATTCAGTGCCGGCCAGCGCCGCCTGGATACCCGGCTTGAGGTTCTTAGTGTCGGGCAGGATGGTCAGCCAATACGTCCCGGCCATCAGCCCTCACTTTCAGGTTTGTTGTGTTTCGCGCGCCATTGGCGTTCGCGTTGTTCTCGCGCGGCCATGAATTCGCCGACTGTGGTCACCGTTGCGATGGCGCCGCCGACAGACACCGCATCGCCGCGCTCAGGTGTTGTCTGTTGATTGTCGTCGCCGGGTCGCGGGAACGGTTCTGGCACATCGCGCGGTGGGCGCTTAGTGGCGCCCTCGGTGCGCTGCCAGTTGTTGATTCGCAGCCCGTCGATGACATGCGCCAGTAAGTGGTCGCTGGTTGTCCATCCATGCTCGATGGCATGGAACACGGCGGTTCCAGGCGGCGCGGCAAAGATAAGCGCATAGAGGTCATCCCAGGACAGGCTGCCGTCGTCGAATTCGCGCCCGACGACGAGCAGGTCGCGCCGTATGGCGTTCTCTACCTGCCTGACCGCCGCGCAGACCTGTTGGATTTTCCCTCGATAAGTCCTCCGTCGCGGCCCCAGGCTTCAACAAAGTCATTCCACGGCTTCTCTTTGAGGCTATCGAGCACCTCGAGCGCGCGGTCACAGCAATGCTTTTCGATCAGCGCGAATGTGCGCTCGAGGTCGGACAGGTGCGCGTGCTTGCGAATCCATCCCGGCGGCGGCTTCTGTAGGCAGCGTTTGACGGCGACGGTGCTGCCGTCTGGGTAGTCCACGTCGCTGTATTCGGCGTCGAAATCGTCGGCCGCGAACGTGGCGCCGAACAGTTCGGTGCCCTCGTCGTATTCCTCGGCCCATTCGGCGGCGATGTCGGGTTCGACTGTCGCCGGCGTGGTTTCGGCCTCGAGTGCTTTTGCCATGATGGGTTTACCTCCTGGTGGTTCTGGTGGTATTCCGGTGGTGAGGCCGCCGCGCGCGCCCACCAGTAACGCGCGCGGCGGCCGGTCTCACTAGCTGCCGGTGACGCCGTCGTCGCTGTACTGGATGACGTGGTTGCCGTCAGTGCCGCGCAGCACCTTGAACGTCGGCTCGAATGTCAGCGGCTCGTTGTGAACCAGTTGAATGTCGCCGATGTCGGACAACTGCGCGAGGCTGGCGACCTGGCGAATGGCCTTGTCGTCGTAATAGCTGTCGAGCACCAGCGAGCAGCGCGGCGGCAGCTTGGCCGACAGAATGACCTTCATGCGTGCGCCGTGCTGCGAGGTGGCAGACGTGGTCGACACGGCGTCGCTGCCGAAAATGACGGCGTTGACCTCGGGCGAGAGCACCTGAAACAGCTTCATCGAGTACTCGATGCTGTACTTGTCGCGCAGGCTGGCGATTTCGTCGCCGCCCCAGACCTCAATGGGCTTGGTGCTGCTGTCGATCTTGACCTTGACGCCATCGGCGCCGATGTAGCCGAGGTTTTTGAATGCATTGTCGAGGGGTTCGTCCACATCTTCGGGAAGGACGGTGCCATACGGCGCGACCCACAGACCACCGGCAGTGGTCAGATCAGTGGGCGATGCCGCGAACACTTTGGAAACGTCACCCCAGGTATCGGGCGCAGTCATGATGTTGCTCCTAACTTTGCCCATAGGGCAATTGCGAACCCGGCCATCGGATTTGATGAACGGGAGTACGGTTTGGTGGGTTTCTGACCCGGCTAGCTGCCGGCGTCGGCGTTCTGTTCGGCGCGCAGGCCGAATGTCCAGAACACTGAGAACTGATTGCCGAACAGCGGCACGTCAGGGTCGTCATAGGTGGCCGGGCCAGATGACTGCGTTGCCGCCGTCACCCAGACGCCATTACCGATGGCGCGATGGTTGACCTGCAACATCAACTGATGCAACAGGTCGGTGTTCGTTTCGAGGTTGACCGCATCGGTGTCATAGACGCGAACGCGGATCTGGTAGTCGGCCAGGAAATCGCGAACCTTGCCGCCGGCCCTGGAAATCAGAGCGTAGGAACGCGGGTTACCCGGTGGCGGCACGATGCCGATAGGTAGTGGATTGTCACGGTCGAACAGTGCGCCGAGCAGATAGGTGCGCGCCGCCTCGAGCGCGCCGATGGGCGGCAGTAGCAACGTCACATCGCACCTTCATTCCCGGCAATCGTCATCAGAATGGCGTTCTTTTTCTCGATGCCGACAGCCTCGCCAGTAGCCCATACGTGCGCGCGTGCGCTGTCTGATCCGACTGTGAGGTCAGGGTTAGGTGCCATTTCAGATTCCGACGTATAGCCGTCACTCATTCCAGCCATCGAATTCGCCTGCGCGGCAACTTTCGCGGCCAGGTCGCGCAGTGCGGCCTGCACGCCGGCAGACTTCATGATTTTGTGGTGGTCGCCCAGTGTGATCTTGAGCGTCCCGCCAGGCTCGTTAACTGCCATCATGAACCCGCCGCAGTGTGACCCGGTAGCCGGGAGCGAACCCGAACGGGCCGGCGTTCATGTCCTCGGGATCGCCGACGATCATGAAGTCACCGCGCCCCGGCAGGGTCACGGTGTCGCCGTGTGCCCAGTCGCCATCGGGTGTCAACAGGGATAGTTCAGTGATGGTGCGGCCGACCAGCGCCGCACTGTTGGCATCGGCGGTCGACTTCGATGACCAGCCGTAGACGGCGCGCTCAGTCGAGGTGTAGACCACCACCGGCTGACCGAGCGCATTGATGCCGTCTGATGTCGCGACGTTGTGCGTCACCGTGAACAGTGTCGGGAACACTACGAACCGAACTGCTCGGAAGTCATACCGATAACGAACGAACCGGACTTATACGGGCTTAGCCGTTTCTTGAAACCATCGGTCAGATACGGGCCTGGCGACGTTGCGCCACTGGCGAACGTCACACCATATGAATCTGCGGTCAGGCTTTGCGTATCGGGCAGAATCGACGCCGGCCGATTCAACACAGCCGCAACCATCGAACCCACCACCCGCGCAATGGCACCCGGCACCGGGTCGGGCATCGAATACGGGTCGAGGTAGCCGATGACTAGATCGCTGGCCTCATCGAGCAGTCCGTCGATCCACGTCAGTTCAGCCTCGGTCAGATCACGCCGTAATGCCGCCCGAACGTCATCCTCAGACGCTAACGCTGCCATCGGACACCCTTCTTAGTCGGACGATTAACCGGCGACCGGCGGCGCACCTTTGGCACGCCGCCGGCCGAACGGTCTGTTTGGCGGTACTGGGACTAGCTACCGGCAGGCGGGACGACGACGCCGACAGGCACCTTCGCGGTTCCGGCCGGGGTCGCGCCGTTGCCCAGGACGTAGGCGAACCGGGCCTTGAGGCGCAGCGCGACCATGTCCCGCTCGGCCAGATTGATACCGGCGACGGTGGCCTGATCCAAGAACTTGACCTGGATATCCTGGCGAACGCCGATGCGAACGCGGCTCGAGTCCACCACAAACGAGGTGGCCGATTCGGCATCCCACGCGCCGTTGCGGTTGAAGAACGTCCGGTAACCACTGAACGATTCGTCGCGGAACACCAACTGGCCGTTGGCGTCGCGCAGGTTGGCGACGCGGTAGCGCAGCGCCAGTGACGAGATGAGCGTGTCGGGTGCGTACCCGGCCAGCGCGATCAGTTCGGACACCTGATTGACAGCGCCCACGATGTCGGACTCGTTGGCATCGCCGGAAACGCTGGCGATGTCCTGATTGGCGGCGACGGCGGCGGCGAGCAGGTCACTCGACACCCACGATGCCGGCTTGTCGACGCCGAACAGCACGGCCTGGTCGAGCTTCTTGCCGATGGCCTGACCGCCCAGTGCGGCGATTTCGGACAGCACGGCGACGGTCGCATCGTCGATCACGTTCTCGTGAATCGGGATGATGACCGCGATTTCCTCGGCGACCAGCGTGCGGTCGGCCCAGGTGACCTGGCTGGTGGGCTTGACGCCCTCGGATGCGGTTGCCGACTCCGACACCCAGCCGGCCTCGGGCAGCGTCGCCAGCACCGGGAGGTGCGACAGCTTGGTGCCCATGTTGACGGTCGGGAACGCCGACAGAACGGTCGAC